GTCTTTTTTATCACTTTTTTCAAAATTTTTTTTGTGTTTAGCAATTCTTTTAGTTAAAGCTATAACTTCTTTATCTACTCTTCTTGAAAATCCATTATAAGCATCTTCAGCAGTAGCAAATTTTCTCATATTAATATCAGCTTCTTCTAATACTTCTTCTGATATTTTATATTCAAATTCATTTTTAAATGACATTATTTAGCCCCTTTACCTTTTACCCAACCACTTGAAACTTCATTAAAGAATTTTTTCATTGTTTCTTCGTCCATTTCTGCCGGGCTTTTAACTTCATACTTATCTAATAAATTAGAAAAATATGCTCTGTACTCTTTTTGAAGAGGAGAAAGTTCTTGCTCTTCAAATAAATTTCTTAATGACATTATTTTCCTTTTTAAGATCTAAAGATCTAGTTGGATATCCATAGAATTGATTAAAGTTGTAATTTTATCAAGCTTTTTTATATCATCTTTATGGTTTTTCTTATCACTATCTAATATATCATCTAATGTATTAGCCGATTCTAATAGGTCATAGTAAGCATCATCTAATTTTTTATTATCCGATTCATCAAGAGGTCCACCAGCATTCATTTCAGCTAATAGTTGACGTGCAACCGTTTTACCACCAATTTGTTTAACAATTTTCTTGAATTGAGCTCTTAACTCAGCTCCAACGTGTGCTTTTGCATCAGCTGCACCAGTACGACCAACCATACCTACAGGAGATTCATTTATTGCAGATTCAAATATTTTTTTTAAACTCATTATTTCTCACCTTTTCCATTTACCCAACCAGCAGAAATATCATTAAAGAATTTTTTCTTACCTTCTTCATCTAGATCAGCTGGAGATTCTGCACCAGCAGCTTTAAGTTTCTTACTGAAATAAGCATCATATTCTTTTTGTAGATCAGAACCTTCTTCTTCTGGATTATCACCTTCAGCTTCAGTAAGCCCTTGAGCAACATTTAATTTAGCTAAAATATTATTCATTTTTGGGTTTTCTTGAACTCTAGTTTTTAATATTGTTAGAGCCTTGTCCTCGAAATTAATATATTCACGATTTTGAGCCGCTTTTATTAAATCAATTGTATTTGTCATTGTAGATCCTTTTATTATATTATTTTATTTATAAGATTAGACTTTTTATTATATCTGATCCAAGATATTAGTTTTAACTATTAAAAACCATCATCTTGACTTGAATAGAATGAATTATATAGAGGATTATTTGTTTCCCCTTTAATTTTTTCTAATTCTTCTAAAAGTTGTTCATTAGTCCAGCCAAAAGTCATTTTAACAGCAGTTTCTAAAGATACAATTACACCAATTTCTTCCTTAACTTCTTGAAAGTTTCCAATAGATTTAAGAAATAAATCTTTTTCCATATTTTCTAAGAATATAGAACGACATTGGAACTCAATATCAATTTTAGAAGAATATTTATCCCACTCTGAATTACTCATGACACCAGTAATAATTAATTCTCTTTTAAGAATTCTTTTTAATAATTGAGTCATAGGAATTCTTAATCTATCAATAAATAGATAGAATCCCATATCTTCATTAGATACAGAGTCAGTTTCGTAACTAAAATCTCCACCATTTTCATCGGCATAAGGATTTCTGTTAGTAGGGATTTTCATAGATGTAAATAGTTTCTTAGTAGCATGGATAATGTCATCCATATCCATTAATCCACCACTTTCATCCATAGTTTCAACAGTTGTACCTCTTGAACCACTTCTATTACTCATCCAATAATCTTCTACTAATGGCTGAGTACTTTGCATATTACGGATAGTACCAGTTTCAGTATCATAAGTCTTTTTATATTTGAATTCTGAACGAATTTTATCCATTAATTCTTTAGCTTTCTTAGGAGGTAAATCAGCAACATCAATATTAAACATTCTACGAGAAACTGAACGGCTGTATCTCATAGGTACTAGCATATTCTCTAATGTATCTAATTGATTTGCTGGTTTAAATGCATTTTCAAGATATCCTAAATTAACTTTACCATTCATATTTTCACCTAATGTGATCTTAGATGTTAAACCATAATCAATATGAATTAGTTCATCAGAAGAATATTCTTCATCATATAGAGAGGCTGTTTCAAGTTCATTCTGATAAAGACAAGAACCTAATCTTTGATCATCAGGAGCATATTTCCATAAATCACTATCTTCATCAAAATATAGACCAAAGGGTTCTAAAATTTCAATTTTCTTAATACCAGCTTTCAGGTTAGCTTCATCAAAAGTTAAAGCTACATTTAATTGACCATCAACATACATTTGTCTACAAATACTATGTATATTCTCAGTCATATTCATTTTTGATAATATACTACTGAATACTTCACCTAATTTTTCTTTAATCTCATTACTTTCTTCATCAATATTAATTTTAAATTCTTCTTGATCAACAGTAAAGGCCATTTCATTAATAATTAAATCAATTGCATAGTTTACATCAGAATCTTTAGCTAATACTCGGTATCTCTCGATAACTCTTGATTGATATTTAAGTAATGTTGATTCATTACCTCCATATTGCCATTCATAATTATCAAGGTCTCCAAAAACCATAGTTCCTTCAAAGTCATCATCGGATAATGTTTTTACAACATGTAAATCATCAGTTGTATTTGACGGTTCTTGTATTAAATCTTCAGGGTTAGCCTTTAGAAATGGTTTTTTTAATGCTTCTGTTATAGTAGATAGAGTCATATATTTCCTTTTATCTTTTCCTATTTAAGTTATTTATATAAATATTGTAATTAAAAGACAAAGGGATATAATGTCAGACAGAAATCAATCACAATCTATTAATCAAAAACAAAGATCAAGAAAAGTAGATAGTGAAGATAAATTAATTGACTATATAAGAATGATGTTAGGCCATCCAATGATTACAGTAGATGTATCTGATGATCAAATTCTATTAAATATAGATGAAACTATACGTAAATTTAGTGATTTTGCTTATGGTGGAGAACAAACAGTAGCGTTTGTGATGGAAGCCCAAGATAATATTCAAGATTATCGATTAGATCCAAGGGTTCAAGCTATTAAATCTGTATCATGGGCTAATAGTTTAGGTTCAATAAATTATGGAAATGGTGCAGGTGGTGTAAATTTAGGTCCAGGTTGGGGTACAATTGGAATTGGTTATGTACCTCATGTTGATAGTATGGGAAATGTTAGTTCTTTAGAAGGTGGTATGAATGGTAGTTGTACTGAAGATTCATCTGGTGTTGCAGGAGGTGTTGCTAGAGGTTCAGCTATGGAGAATATGAGTAATGCTTATACATCTTTAGCTCAAAGAGATACTATGCAAGCTTTATTTGGACGTGGTGTAAATTTTGAATTCAATAGTAATACTAAAATATTAAGAGTATTCGAAGTTATTGCTGGTCCATTTATGATTGAAGCTTCGGTTGAATACCAACCTAATCCAGATTATGATGAAATTTATAATCATAGTTTTGTTAAAGCTTGGGCATTAGCAGCCACTAAAAAAACTTGGGGTAATGTTGTAGGAAAATATTCACAATCTCTCGTCGGAGGGGCAGAGATAAATTATGATCGATTATTATCTGAAGCGGAGTCAGAAATGGCTCAATTAGATGAGGATCTTCTAAATAAATGGTCAGAACCTTTGGGAATTTTTTCAGGGTGATATTTTAGCACTCCAATTATAAAATTTGGAGTCTGATTTATTTTTATATATCTTAGTTCCTCCATTTCTCATAGAATATGCTAACATAGGTCCGGGTAAATCATTTTCTTTACAAAATTTTGAGAAACTACCATTAGAAGTATATAATAAATTATCATTTTTGTCAAAAATATCGATTATTTTAGTATTATAATGATATATACCTGATTGTAATATAGTCCTTTTCGTTATAGATTCCTTACTCATTTTCTTTCCTCTATGAAAATTACCGATTTGTATTTTTTGTTCTTCTGATAATTTCCTACCAATTTGGCCTAAACTAATATTTTTACAATGAGTTTTAGATTTTTTCTTTCCTTTACTAGCCTTACTCATTTTATCTTTAGCTTCTTGAGAATGTTTATTACCTATTTTAAATTTATTTTGATTAACACGCATTTCAGAAGTGATATGTTCCCATCCACCAGAGCCACCAATTTTAAGATTATAAGTATCAGATCGATTTATATATTCTTCATCAACCAACATTCTCTCGATCCAATACATTATATCCATAGATTTTGCTCTGAATATAACTTTTTTATCAAATTTTTCACTACCATATTTTTTAATGGATCTTTTTAATAATACTCCAGACCCTAGATAATTATCATCTAAATTATTCGTTTTATGAGCACCTGTATAAGTTTTATGATTTATAATATTTGTAGTTTCGTATATAGTGTAGTATTCCATTTATATAATCCTAATTTGAATTATAAGAGGGTTGAACGACCAAATTATAAATGTAGAGGGACGTTCAAGAGCTCTACATTTATAATCTCTCTTATAATTTATTTATATTTAATAC